TATTGACATCACCTTTAAGGGTGGGGTTTACTCTGAGGTCGTAGCCTGATCTAACACCACTAAAAAGGGGAACAAATGAAACTCACACTCAAAGTTGATACCGGTGACGGTGCATACGAGGTCACTACATCCTTGAAAAACATGGTTGCATGGGAGCGCAAATTCAAGCGCAAAGCATCAGAGCTAGCCACTGGCATAGGCATGGAAGATCTTGCATTCCTCGCATTTGAGGCAACAAAAAACGCAGGAATTGTTTGCTCACCAGTCTTTGATGACTTTATCGATTCCATTGTCACCCTGGATGTGGTTGAGGAAGAACCAGCTGCAAACCCCTAGGTAGGGGGTCGGTACGCAGACAGCTGGCAAGCGTGCTAGTTGCTACTGGGTACTATCCCCCTGGGATAGAATTCGACTTAGAAGATCTACAGCTGGTCATCGAAATATTAAACGAGAGTCGAAAATGAGCGTTTCAGTGCAACCCATCAAAGTGGTCGGTGTGCAGCAAGCCATGCTCGAACTGGCATCCATCGATAAGCGTGCTCTCAAAGGTTTCCAAAACGAATACAAACAGATCGTTATGCCAATGCTGCAAGAGGCAAAATACGCCGTACCAGCAAAAGCACCCATGTCAGGCTGGAACCGTTCCTGGACACCACGCAGCGCAAACACCTGGCGCATCTCTGAGCGTTTAGGTTTGCTCCCCTGGATGGGCAACGCTAAAAACGACATCAAGCCATTTATCAATTACCGCAAAAAGCGCCGCTACACATCAGGCAACTACTCAAGCGGTGTCGCATTCGGTATCCGCTGGACAAGCAAATCTGCAGTGCTGTTTGACATGACCGGCAAAGGCACACCCAGCACCCCGCAAGGCAACCGCATGATGGATGTACTAGGGCAGCGCTACGGCGGTCCATCCCGCACAATGTGGCGTGCCTATGAGCGTGCCGGTGACGATGTGCAGCGTGAAATGGTCAAGCTCATTAACAAGATCATGAAAGCCACAGGGCGCAACATCAAGACACGGAGACGCTAATGGCGATAACAGTCCCAATCATTACGGAATTTGATTCGAAAGCCATCAAGCTTGCTGAGCGCCGCTTTAAGCAATTCGGGCGTGAAGCATCACAGGTCGGTGACTCGATTAAAAAAGCCATGCTCCCCGCAGCTGCTGCTGTGGGTGCTCTTGCTGTGGCTGGGTTTTCCGCTGTAAAGGCTGCCGTAGAGGATCAAGCTGCTAGCGCTGAACTTGCCCGCCAATTGAAAGTCACCACAAAAGCAACTGATGCACAGGTGGCTTCAGTCGAAAAATTTGTTGAACAGTTATCGCTTGCCACTGGTGTTGCGGACAGTGATTTGAGACCAGCGTTAGCGAAACTTGTCAGAGTCACCGGATCTGTTTCTAAGTCACAGAAACTTGTAAATACTGCTTTAAACATAGCCGCAGCGACAGGTAAGCCTCTTTCCGCCGTCACGGATGCATTGTCTCGTGCCTACGGTGGAAATGTTAAAGCGCTCGCAAGGCTTGACCCAGCGCTTAAAGCTCTTATTACTAAAACCACCACAGCTGATGAGGCTGTAGCGATGATGTCAAAGCGGTATGACGGCGCTGCAGCTGCTGCTGCTGACACTTACGCAGGGCGATTGCGGCGTGTGCGTGTCGCATTAGAGGAAGCTCAAGAGGCAATCGGTTACGCATTGCTGCCAATCCTTGAAAAGCTTGTCAGGTTCATCACCAATCGAGTAGTGCCGTATATGCAGAAACTTATCGATGTGATGAATGAAAAAGGTTTAGCGGGCGCAGCCAAAACAGCCGCCAGGGATGTCGGGAACTTTATTAAGGATCTTGACGGATGGCAGGGTGCGCTGTTTGATTTCACAGCTGCTGTTGTCATCCTCACTGGTGCAATTAAAGGTCTACTTATTGCTAACTCAGTAGCTGGCGCTTTTACCGCTCTCGCCGGTGCTCTTACAGCTGTAGGTGGTGTCCTGGGCGGTGGGTTTGCCATCACTGCAGGTGCTGTTGCAACAGCGTTTGTTTCTATTCTTGCCACCGTTGCAGCTTTCATCGGCTTAATGCGTTCAGAGCAAAAACCAATTTTCCTTGAGTACCTGAAGAACACAGCAAAACTTATTGCTAACGCTTTTATTCTGATTTACAACACCGTTATCGACACAATCAATTTGCTGCCCAAACTGGCAAACTTTGCAATACCTGGGTTTAACCCTGTGGGCACGCTGGGCGGCAAAATGGATTACTTCGATTACAGCTACGGTGCAGGGGATTTCCAATACGGCACCGGCGCAGGCAGTTTCCGCAGGGCAGACGAAATGAAAACTCAAATCGTCATCCAAGCTGGTATCGGAGACCCCACCGCCATCGGGCGTGAAGTGCAGCGAGTCCTTGACGCAAACAACCGCCGCACAGGGAACCGCTAATGCCATATCCCACCCCAATCGTAGAAATTGCGTTTGATGCGTCACCGTATGATGTCAGCCCTACCTGGACGAATGTAACCAGCTGGGTGCGATCGCTTTCCACTGATCGTGGCAGATCTGACGACTGGGATGATTTTTATGGCAGCGCACAGGTAGTGCTCAATAACCGCACCCGATTATTTGACCCCTACAACACCAGCGGCACCTATTACGGCAAGCTGCTACCACGCAAGCAGATACGCATCAGAGCGCAAACAAACGATGGTGGCGTGGCGATAACACATGATGTGTTTAGAGGCTTTATCTCGGGATGGAACCCACAGTGGACGGACGCAGGAACAGACTCAACAGTCACCCTTTCGTGTTTTGATGCTCTGCAGCTGCTGGGCTCTGAACAACTTCCCGCAGACTGGTCAAGGCAGTACATCCTGAGCACATCGCCCAGGCACTATTACCCCTGTGACGATCCCATTACACCATTTACTGCGGGGGGTGTCCTCACCGATTACGGCAGTGCCCCTCAAAACATGATCACCACAGCTCTTGCTTCATCAGGTTCTCAACTCGCTGTGGGTCTTGTCAATTCTTCACTACAGGGAACAGACGGAACAGCAGCTGCAACAGGTACCGGTGCAGTGCAACCTGCAACAGCTTTTACCGTTTCCATGTGGGCAGTTCTCAACCCTGGCGCTGCTTATGTTTTTGGAGAGGCAAGCAATTGCTTTTGGATTATTGGTTTTAATGGGACAACCTCAAAATATTTTGTGGAAGTAGTCTCAGCCAGTGCAGGGCTTTCGTTTGTTTATACAACTAATCAGACCTATGACACAACAGCTCGAATGGTCACATTTTCATTTCAAGCGTTGTCATCTTTTCAGCTGTATTTAGACGGTGTGCCTGTAGCAACTACAGGATCAACTAGCGCAGCAATTTATATACCTTTAGGAGAACAAACCACAATCGGAAATGCACAGGTTCAGCAGGTAATAATTTGGAACAACATTCAAAGTGCAGCAACCATTCAGGAAATATACAAATACTCAACGGTGGCGCTGCCTGAAACCACTACCGCAAGAGCTAACCGCATTATTGCTGAGACCCCGTTTTCTTCATCGCTGTGTTCATTCCCAGGATCACCAGCAGCTTCAGTATTGGAAATCACAGATAACGCACCATTTGTAGCACCCGAATTAAGACTGGTAGCAGCTTCAGAATGCGCACCATTGTTTGTGTCTAAATCAGGTGTGCTTACGATGTACCAGCAACAGCAGCAATTCACACAATCACGCAGCATTGTTACCCAGGTCAATTACGGCACTGGCGGGTCAAAAATGGGTCAACTGTTTGAATTAATGCCGGATGGCGATTCAATCCGTAATGAAGTAAATGTGTCTATGAGCCAGGGTGGTGTATATACCCAGCGCAATGCAGCCAGTGTTGCTACTTATGGCGCATCATCTGAGTCAGTGGATAGCCAGGTTCGAACCATTGCGGATGCACGAAAAATTGCAAACATCACTGTTAATTTCGGCAGGAATGCTTACCCCCGTTTGTCACCCATTGATGTAGTTCTCGATAGCAATGCTTCATGGGCACCTACCCTGGGGCTTGAGCTAATGGATCGCATCACTGTCAATGCTCAACCGCCCAGTGGTGGCAACGCAATCAATGTTCCATTACTCGTGCAAAACATCAAATGTGAAGCATCACCAGGGTTTTGGAAAACCACCCTGCAAGGCTCTGCACGATGGGCAGCTGTGTTCATAATCAATAAGTCACTTATAGGTGGCACTGACCTTTTAGGATGACCGTATGACCTATCCAACCTTTAACAATGGGGATGTGCTCCCAGCGAGTGATCTCAATGCCATTGGATTATGGCGTATCACCACAATCTCCCCTAGCCCCGCAACAGCCATCATTGTAAATAATTGTTTCACTGGCGATTTCACAAATTACACAGTGATTGTCACTCCGATATCGGTGGCAAGCGGCAGTGATATCAGTTTGCAGCTGCGCACTGGTGCGTTTAATGCTGTAACGAATTACTACCTGGCGAACATGTTTATTGACAACACTTCGATTTCTTCTGTAGGTGAAAACAACACAGGCTCATGGAGACTTATGAACATTGGTGCGGCGGGCAATGGCACACTTAACTCAGTAAAATTTGATTTGTATTCACCAGCTTTAGCAGTCAATACCCGCTATCAAGTCAATGGTGGTGCCTGGTCAGGCAGTCAAATTCGTTACCGTTCCGGTGTCGGATTCCACGATCAGGCGCTTTCTTTTGATGGTTTTACCATTCTCGCAGCGTCTCAAATCAGTTGCACAATTTCAATTTACGGATACAACAAGAGCTAAAAATGAACCCATACACAGTTACCGAATACGATGTTCTAACAGGCATTGAAACGCATCGTGAAATGACACCTGAAGAAATCGCACAACTTCCTGAGGCAACAGATGAAACGCCTGCTGCTGACGCTTAGCCTGTGCGCTGTTCTCAGCAGCTGCGCAGATCGCACCCGCTACAACTGCGAAACCACACCTGACAACGGATTACTAGAAAGGCGCTGCCCATGAAACCCGAAAACCGTTTGACCAATGAAGAAATTAAAGCACGCATCGTCATGATTGTGGCTATCGGTCTCACCCTGTCATTTGTAGGTTCAGTCTTTACGATTCTCTACGGACTGCTATTTGTCACCCAGCCTGAGAAAATGGCTGAGCTCGATGCTGCTCAGGTATCAGTCCTAAGCAGCATGCTTCTCACGCTTAGTGGGGGGCTCATAGGGCTATTAGCAGGTAATGGTCTCAAGGACAAACCGAAAGACCCACCTAGTGCCTAGAAAATACCCTTACTACCCAGCCTGGGATGGCAAGCGAGAGCAACCCATCACCAGCAAACTGGTAGAGCTGTGCAGCAAGCGTTACAAAACTAAGAACCTGGGCACCTATGTGGTGCGCCCGATGAGAGGCAAGTCTGACTTATCAGTCCACGCCACCGGCTATGCCGCAGACCTGGGTGCAGATCTAAAAACGCTGCAGCTGATGTGGGATTTTTTTGTGACCAATTCAGCAGCGCTCAAAGTGGCTGAGGTTCACTTTTACAAGGCACCAGGCACCAAATATGGATTGGGCTACCGCTGTTCTCGTGGTGAGGGTCAAAAGGGCGTAAAACGCTGGACAGCTACCGATAACGGTGGCTCAGGGGGTTTGTGGCTGCACATAGAGCTGGAAGAACAAGACCCAGCGCACTGGGAAGCAGAATTCCGTAGGCTGAAGCCTGCCTGATCTGCGTGGCTTGAGGCTTGGACACCTCGCTGCGCATGGTGCCCCTGGGGTCTTACCCCTTTCTTCCCCAGGGGTGCCACCATCGCAAATGCTTGCCTAAATCGTTTGCGTTTTGTATAGTGGTTCTTGCCCAGCCAAGTGGGTCAAAATAAAAGGGGATTACCTTATGGAAACAACAGTCACATTTTTTTGCGAAACTCACGGTTTCGGAAATCATCAGCAAATCGTTTGGGTTACTGCCACAGATCAAAACGGTGAGCCAACTATGTGGGATGTCGAAATCGTTTGCGACAAGTGCGAAAAGTTAGTGACACGATGAGTGCCACAGCTGCATATTTTTCAGGCATCTTCATCGGGTGCGTGCTCACAGTCGGATTCACAGCACTATGGAAAGCGCTTAGCAACGCAGAAACAGAACGCCTACAGCGAGAAGCAGCAAAACGCCGCTACCGCCTAGAGCAAAGGATGAACGATCGTGAAGATACTTACGGCACTAATCGCCATGATTAGCCTTAGCGCACCACCCACCGCCACCAGTGACCCGTTCACAGGTCGAGTGATGCCCGCAAGGTTTTACCATCGCCTAGCACAATGCGAAACAGGCAAACAATGGTTAGACCTGAAAACCCGCAAGCATTACACCAGCGGATTTGGCATCGCCAGGGGCGTATGGATGCGTTACAGCAACAGCTCAGGCGCTGACCGGTACACACCTAGACAACAGGCTGTGGTCGTAGATCGGATAGCGTTTTTAGGCTTCACTGATGGCGCAGGCAAGTACTACCATCCCGTAGGTTTGTGGGGCTGGGGCGTGGTCAAGAACAACTGCATGGGTTTACAAGGCTTTATCTGCCGGTCAAAAAAAGAAATAGTGCAGAGCCAAAAGCGCAACTGCAAATAACACAGAAAGAAAAGGGAAATGAAATACGAAGAAGCAATGGTGACCATTGCAGCACGGATACCAGCTCGACATGCTGAGATTATTCGTCAGCACTGTGGGCAGCAGTACGCAGGCATGAGTGACGGCATCCGTTTAGCAGTAGCAAAACTGGTTAGCGATTTAACAAGTGACGATCTCAGAGACTGGTTAGAGCGCAATGAACAGAAGTGAAATTCAAGCCATCACGCTGATGTTGCTGCACATTTGGATGGATGCGTGCCACTGCGAGTGGTACACGCAAAGAGGGCTTAAATGCTCTCGATGTTTCACAATGAAAAAAGCAGAAGAATCCATGCCGCTGATTTATCAGGCATTTACAAACACAATTAATGAAAGAGAAAAAGGGGTCACTCATGGGCTTTCTTGATGAATACGAGCCAGTAGCTAGCAGAATTGCACGCTTTTGGGCAGAGCACCCATGCGGTGCCATCCACACAGAACTGGTCTTTGATGACGGTCACCGGTGCGTCATTAAAGCCACCGTTTACTTTGACAGCACAGCAGCGCCAGTGTCATCTGACTATGCAGAGGAAATCCAAACCGAGCGTGGCGTAAATGCCACTAGCCGAATCGAGAACTGTGCCACCAGCGCCATCGGGCGTGCATTAGCAGCTGCAAATTTCTTAGCTAGTGACTGGACTAAAAAACCATCTCGTGAGGAAATGCAAAAGGTTCAGCGACAAGGCGGTGATTATCAACCTGCACAGCGCACCAGCGGCAGCACAGTCATTACTGAGAATGGTGACCTAGCAAGCGACAAGCAACGCAACATGATCAAAGCGGTCTGCAAGTCATTGGGCAAGACCCCACCGGTGGAGCTGCAGAGCTTCACTAAGCGCCAGGCATCTGCCTACATCGATGAGCTTAAGCGCATGGAAGCAGGCGAAGCACCAGCACCTGTTTACGACACACCTGAGGAGCCGTTTTAATGAGCGATGACATTGTGACCCGACTACGGGACAAGTTTCAGGGACAATTACCAATCTGTGCTGAAGCAGCTAATGAAATTGAACGCCTACGGGCAGAAATTGACGGATTAAGAATCCGAGTGTTTACATTGCTAAAAAAGTTAGAGGAAAATAATGGATAAGAACACCGCATTAGATCACATCGATGATTTGATGACTGAGCGTGAAGAGCTACTCAAACAAATCCGCACACTTAAGGCAGACCTGTCTCAATGGTCACGAATAGGGCACATGGCATTTACACACAATGAGGGTTGCTTGCCAGGCTGCAGGCGTGCCTGTATGTGCAACTGTGGCTATGAGCACTATGTAGCACAAGTAGCGCAAGAGGCTCGCCGTGATTGAATTCATTAGTTTTATCATCACGCTGTTGGCTGTTTTTAGCTGGGGCATTGTCATGGGTCAAGAGATGAAGAAATGAGCAACATTCCTGAAATCTTGCATCTCATCCAAACAGACCTGACATTGCTCACAAGAGAAATACAAACTCTCACAGCTGAGCGTGACCGTCTGCGGGGGTCTCTCGCAGCCTATGAAGCCGAATTAGCGAGGGTAGAGCGTGAGCTTTCAGCTAAAAATATCTGAGGCAGAATTTCAACGCCAGGTGATAGACATCGCCATATGGAATAACTGGTTAATAGATCACACACCACCCATGCGGTCTGCTAAAGGTGCCATCTTCACCGGTGGGCTCACAGGCAAAACAGATTTAGTGCTGTTCTCGCTCAAGGGCAAAGGCATCATCTATGCAGAGCTCAAAAGCGAAACAGGCAAACTCTCACCAGCTCAAGCAGTGTTTAAAAATGTCATCATCAACAATGGCGGCGAGTACTACCTGTGGAAACCGTCAGACTTGCCCGCCATCATGGAAAGGCTCAGCCGATGACCGGCAAACCATTCAGCAGCGCCCAATACGATGCCGATGATGACGCAAAGAACCAGGTAGGCAAATTCGTAGCACAGCATTGGGGGCTCACAAATGTAAGGGTGAACCCAAACCGCTACGGCATAGATCTGCTAGCAGACGATGACGGCATGCCTACAGGCATCGAGGTAGAGGTCAAGCACAACTGGTCAGGCGATGTGTTCCCATTTGGCACCGTGCATTTCTCAGCTCGTAAAACAAAGTTTCTCGAAGAATGCCCACAGGTGTATTTCGCCATGCTGAACCATGACCGAACAGCAATGCTCGTGCTCGATGGGTCTCAGTTCACTGATGCCAAACTCGTATGCAAACACACCAAACACACACTGAACGAATGGTTCCTACAAATACCACTTCAGAAATTCAAGCTGTATCACCTATAGTGACGCACCCCAGCGGTAAAACGCCTACAACTTAGAGACGCATCAGATCGCATTGGGAGTCGCACTCAGTCGGTATTCACACCTGGCAACAGGGGTAGAGCGCCCTGCCTATGAGCTGGGGCGTGCGGAGTATGAACTCAAAAACACGATGGTGGGAGTCCACAGATATTGAACATCCAACAGCCTCAGCTACTTGCTGGAAATGTGGGGGGCGATATCCGTACAACCTTTCACCTAACATGAAAGCAACCGCAGCGCAGCAAGGGCGCTAGGAGAAAACAACATGAGCAAGCGAACAGCAGACCCGACATACCGCCGCAACAGAGCCACCATCCTGCGAGACAACCCACCCTGCGCACTATGCGGGCAACCAGGTGCTGACACCGCAGACCACATCACGCCCTACTCCCTCGGTGGCTCACACGACCTCGACAACCTCAGACCAGCACACGCCCGCTGCAACAGCATCGCCGGCGCAACCATGCAAGCAAAGCAAAACCGCATCAAATCAGAGGCACGCATCAAAGCAGTCGAATCAAACCGTTTTTTTGGGGATAACCCTCTGCC